CCTTACGTACTTCAGCGGCGATGGGTGCCCTCTCCTCACTAAGTTGGGCAATAACTTTCTGTTCGGCTGTAATCTCAGAAAGTAGTCTAGTGCGTTCTTTGGCCTGCCCTCTACGGATCGCAACTGCTTTGTCCGCACCTTTTTCGTCTTGGCTTCGACCCATAACTTGGTCCACAGCCTCATCCATTTGTTTGAGTGCTTTGCGATTTGCATCTATATTATCCTTTGCTGTTTTGATCTTCTCGTCATACACGGCAATCTTTGCCTGCACATCACCTGACACTAGACTTTGATCACTGTGCGCCTTTGATAGGAATCCAAAGATACCCATCGATGTGATAACCATTAGCACAATGACTGCGGTAGTCATGTACAGTTTCATCATTCGTGGAATCTGCGTCCAATAGAACTTGAGCCAACTAGCGGCAACAAGTTTGGATACTTCAAGTGTAGTACCCATAACGACAATAGGCCAGAACGCGGCCGCAAAGATAGAAGTCAAACCAATAACACTATAGTAGATTGCTACAGCGCTAAGGGTTAGACCAGATAATAGTAGTAGTATCGTAAAAAGCATAGTATGTATTTATCGGCTAAAGATCCAGTAAGGGGTATCCATGGTTCTACAGCCAGTTTCACTATAGTCACGAACGTTTTCGTTTATTTGCACTTGTGTGAAGAACTTACGGCAATACCCACCTTGCACAGGATACGTCATTACAATGCGTACCTTACCCGCAGTTCGTTCACGTTGATTATACCACACAGCATCCTCACCGTTTTCCAGTGTTTCTAAAGCATGGATAACTGTCATAGTATGTGTTTCACGGTCTTCTCTACCCAGACTACTTTGTAACATCTTATAGATTCTATAAAATGAACCCAGTGGGTTTGCCTGTGGATCATACTGCTCCTTGCGTACACCGTTAGTAGTACTAAGCGGAACAGTTTCGTCCGCTATCGCAGGATTACATATTACTAGCAGGATTGAAAATTTCAATGCTACCATCAAATTTCGTACAAGCATATCCACGTCTCTCTACAGGTTGACCTTTAATATTCATTTGAAAGTAAAATTCAGTGCAGTCTTTCGAAATTCCGCTACGGGCTTGAAATAACTTTTTAGTGCGGTCATCTGTACATTCAATTCTTGTACGACTAGACACTTTCTTACCGTCTTCTACTTCAATCTCTTGATTAGTATAACAATACTGTGGCTCTAGCCTAGCAGTCTTTTGACTAGTGCTAGAGCATCCAGACAATGCTATACAAAGAAATGCCAGAGCAATGACACTCCAACCAATCTCTTTGACTCTATAGGCGTTCATTACTGTGCCTTTTTGCTCTTTGCTTCGGCAATCAATGTGTCAAACACTGCCTTAGGCATTTCCAATCGAACAAACGTATAGTGACGACCGTTCATTGTAAAATGACCAGTTTCAGTTTTCAAGTGTTCACGAATGGTAGTGTCTGTAACTTTGTAAGAAACCAAAGTGCGAGTTGACTTCTTGTCGTCTTTGATATCGATAACAGTTTCAGAGTTTACAGAACCGTTAATGCGTTTTGCAAAGTTATTCATTGCAATAGCATACATCTGTTCTTCAGCCGCTTGACTGTGAATGCTCTCACCTGCGCCGCAAGCATAAGCAAATTCTTTCTTAAACCAGAACCAACCTTTTACGCCGCTTTGCACACACTCTTGATACCAATCAGGTTGTGCGTATGTTTTACGTTCTGGTACGTCCTTCATAGAACTACAACCAGTTGCCAAAATGGACAATGCCAAAATGGCGGAAGTTACAAGTGCCTTTTTCATAATGTGCCTTTCTGTGTGTTGATTAATAGTTTTCACTATGTACATAGTATAACACCACCCGAAGGTGGTGTCAACTGGTTTGGTAATCGATTACTTAAAGAAGATCAATGCCATCATAACGGCTTGAACAATAAAACCAAAACCAATTGTTACCAAATTCAGCATGTCCTTTTGAACAGCCGCTTTGACAAACATCAGAGCCAAACCAGTCCAAACTAACAGTACCAAATCTACACCTGGTAATCTATCAGTTAGTCCAGCCATCACTGCAAGCAGACTAGGAATGGTTGCGGCATGTAGAACTACTACTGCAATCCAACCCAAAGTCTCTGCGGAGATTTGGCTAAAGCGTTTTACAAAAAACTCAGTGATGTCATTCAATGTGATACTCATACTCGTTTGTCCTTAGGTTTGTAAAAAATGTGATTACCGATACTACCAATCTTTTCTAGGTTCCATTTTGGATTGACATAGTTAGCATGATAATACAATGCTTCCTTAAGTACGTCAAGTTTAAAACCTTCCAAAAGTACTTTCTTAGCAACGGCATAACTTTCATCATACGCATCCTTGTTTACAGGACGAGCACGAGTGGCTGTGTCGCAGTACCATGAGAACTGGCAAACGACTTTTTCCATTGTTTTAGTTTTTTGGTAAATGACTCCGCAGACATCATCTCCGAATTGCCCTGATTGCACACGGTTCATAACTACCTGTGCCACAGCAACTTTGCCTTCAAAAGGCTCATGCCCTGCTTCGCGGTAAATGTTCATGGCCATGCAGTCTAACTGGCGTTCACGAACTTTGATTGTCATTACGTCTTGAGAAGTATAACCATTCTTCTCACGTAGCGTATTGAACTTTTGATTGGTAACAGTTTGTACCAACGTCAATACTATAAACAGGCCTATCAAATAGGTCCCGACTCTTACTAATTTTTCCATAGTGTTCTCCTTTTCACTTGGTGTCGTATTGCTACAACATTACATTAAAGAGAGATACTCAACGAGGCTCAAAATGAACCCTACTTTCGTGAGTTGTCTCCATTGACTCTTTGCTAACAATTTTCATTAGCATTGAGCCTTTGTCGAACTTGGCTTCCCGAACATCGGGTTTCTCATTGGCCAAGACTCGCGGACGCAATTTCTGCTTTTGGCTTCCATTGTGCCACTATCTTAGTTTCTTACGAAACGGTAATTTATATAGTCCATATAGGTACCATACTTAACTGCTACTTTATCTTCGCATTGAAGATATTGCAACGGCTTCTTCATCGCTAAACACTGGCACTGCATTACTCTTGTGCATAGTAGCAATACCTTTTACTTTGGTTCCGGTATACTGTTTAGCCGGTTTAAGTGTTGCATTACCTAAACCTGTATCTACACTCTTAATATGAGAGGTAGTGTTACGTCCTTCCGGGATATTTAAAGAATATCCCGAACTGCTTAGTGCTGGTGCAGACAACGCACGAACACGTTTCTTTTCTTCTGCTTCAACACCCCATTTCTTTTGAAGTGCTTTCCAAGATTCTTCTTGTTCTCGGGCTTTACGGGCATGTTCTGCCGATGCAAACTTTTGCTTGCCTTTCTTCTTGCCCGTAGTACTTAACCACGGACCTTCTAAGTGCATACTCAAAGTGGCTCTCCAATTAGTAGTTACAGCAGTTATTATATAGGAATAACGCTACATCGTCAACTGCTTTGGTTAGAACAACTTTTGGCAAACTTGTTCCAATAAGTCGCCCAACTCCGAATCAGCATACTCTGCGCCCAAAACAAATTCTTCATCTTCTACTTGTTCCCAGCCAGATACACCTAGCAGTTCCATGGCCTCTCGTTTGCTCAGTGGCTCACCCCGTTGTGTGCTTACCCAAAGTACTGTCATTAACATGCAGGAAAATACAGCATCTTCTCTATAGATATCGTTACGTTCGCACCAATCTATAGTTTCACCGAGATAGTATTCAATATCTTCGATTCTGTTCTCTAGTTGTGCTACCCAATGTTTAGTATCGCTTCTACTCCAATACTTCATAGACTGTACTCCTTTGAAGTATTTACTTAGTAATCATCTCGTAAATTTCTCGCCAGTTCTTGACTACGGGATAATTGCAAGTATGTTCCATATTGTGGCCGTGCTCCACTAAGATGCTTTTCAATCCTAAGTTGTAGCCCACATCGGCATTTTCGGGCTTGTCTTCAATCCACCACATGCCTGTATCTCTGTAGGGCTCTAGTGCAGAATCTTTATCAGCACCTGTATCTAAGCAGTCAACTGTTTCAATAGCATCGCCGAAGATTTTACGTAGATTCATTTCACGCAACCTGCCTGCATTTTTGTCCAGGCTCAAACTGGTAATTACACGGAACTGGTATCCGTGTTCTTCATGCAGTCTCTTAACATAGTAAGTGGCATCCCTAAGTGCGGGGAGAAAGCCAATTGCGGCACTTTCGTTAAATTGCTTAACTACTCGTTTGGCATCTTTTTGCTCTAATTCTTGATAGTGCTCGTGCAGGTAATAACTGCGCTTGGCACCTTCTGTTAGTGTGTATCCACGTTCTTGCATCCAAACTGAGAATGCCCATTCCCAATCTAGTAGAACTCCGTCTGCGTCTGTAAGTATAAGTTTATTTTTCATACTGGGATTATAACACAATTTTGGCACAGTGTCAACCACGATAAATAATGGTATGAGCATATCAATTACAAGAGTATCGGACAACGGCGAAGGCGCAGAATGTGCAGATCCTCGCCAATCGCATCGTAGTTACACAGTCACCTACGAAACTGGAGCATCTACAGTATTTGTAGATAATCTATCAGTTACTACTGTGGGCAGTGTTGGCGCACAAACATGTGGGCATTCTGGAGTAGCATCTACAGGATCGTCAACTGTGTTTGCAGAAAACATGGCTATACACAGAGTAGGTGATATTGGAGACGGCGGCGCTGGAGATAACTTTGAATCTATTACTGGATCGTCAACAGTGTTTGCAGGATAATATATGGCATTAATTGAATTACCACCAGCGCCCGAAGGAATGACTTATGTTAATAAAGTCACTGCTAATGGCGCACAAACAGTACTAGTTGAAAAGTCTTCATTAAGCGAAGACATTTGTACTGCTACTGGTAGAACATGGGCAGAAGAAGCAAGACTTTATAACATACAAAATGCTCCTGATGGTAAGAAGATTGCCGAGCCAGGCGATCAATTTTATCAAACACCCGAAACAATGAAAAAGCGCGGCAACGCTTTAAGTGGCGCTGGCGCTTCATCCTTTAAATTCTTTAATCAATTAAAAGGTACATCATCAGATAATCCCCCTAGTCTTTCTGAAACTATGGATAAGATTAAGAGCGGCTCTATTAATACTAACTTGGCAGCAGGACTAGATAAAGTTGGCGCAGTAGCAGAATCACTGCCTGCCGAAGCAGCCGCAGGTATCGCTTCAGCCAAAGCCGCGATTGCCGCTAAGATGTCTGCACTGCAAAAAGACTTGCCTAAACTTATGGCAAAAGCCAATGCTAGTGTAGATGCACTTACAAAAAAATCTATTGCGGCAACTGGTAATCCTCCGACTGAAGCAGAGATCAAAGCCACGCAAGGTGCTCTAGCAATTTTCCAAGATGCCCCTAAACTGATTGAAGCAGAAGCGGCTAAGATTAGTCAAGCAGCCGCAATAGCAGGCAAAGACTTTGGAGTTAAATTGCCAGCAGGGGCTAGTTCTGTTTCAGGGTTAGTTAAGGCCGGTCTTGACAAGGTAACAGACTTAGCCAAGAAGGCCGGTGATGCTATTACAGACTTTGCCAACAAGAAACCAGCAGAAACAATACCAGATCCTACTGATCCTACTAAAACAATTCCTAACCCTACGTTTACAGCCTTTGCAGCCAAAGCAAGTAACGCTACAAAATTATTAAGTGCAGATAAACTAACAGCATCATTGACTAGTGCCGGCGATGCGCTGTCTTCAAAGTTTGGAGCATTAGAAGCAAAAGGTACTGCGGCACTTACTGCCGGTGATGCAGATGTTAAAGCACTAGGACTTGCAGGCAAACTTGCCGCGCCAGCAGTTGGACTAATGGCAACTATCAAAGCCGGTGCGTTTGATCCAAAGTCATTTGATAGTGCTAGTATTTCTAAGGCTTTTTCAGGTGCAAGTAAACTGGGTCCTAGTATTGATACTTCATTGTATTCTAAAACTAAAGATGAAGACTTAACATATACTGGTGACGATGGCCTAGTGTGGGATAGGGTCAACGCTGAACGTTTGAGACGTAGTTTATCTGGGTTACCTAACCCACGTCCTAAAGAGCCGCCGTTGGTTCCAGCAGGAACTACTCCCCCTAAAGATCCTGAAACAGTTATTAAGAATGTAAAGGTGGTTCAGCCCGAGGCCGATACTGCAACTGTAAAGACTACTAAAAAGAGAGCAGTGTTTGATAAAGACCTAGATGAAAAAATCTATAATCCTTTTGTTAAAGAGTATTATAAAATTTTAACTCTTTGGGACAAAGACAGATCACAACTAGAGAGTCTAGTACAGGCCTCAAGTGTAACCGATTGGGTAGGAGATGCCGCCGATTACACTAAACTCAAAACTGAATACAAAAGAATTACGGAAGAAAAGCCCGACGAAACAACTCGTACAGCCGAAGAAAAACTTATTGTCAAACAGAGAAATTATTACAGGTCATTAGCAGAAACCTATGATGAACTGTTTAAAAGGTACCAATGGTCTAGCAGTCGATTTAAAGAAGTAACTCTACAATATGCAGTCTTACGTGAAGCATTTATGGCTAGTAAAACATTTGGAGATTTACCTACGACTGTTGAGGCTGCGGTGATGGGTGCTTTGCCCAATGAGTGGAAGAATTATATCGGTGAATCATATAAGTCCTATGCTGAGTTTGCCAAAGCAAACCCAGACAAAGACAAGCCACCTACTGCTTAACTAACGATTTTAATGTTAGAAGTAGACTCCAAGTACTGATCAGCCGCTGGCTTCATAGTTGGAGCAATAACTGTAATAGTACTCTTGTTTAAAGAGATTACCTTATCTTGTTCTACAGTAAACAAGTACGGAACCATAGCAAGACCGTTAGGCCCCGCTGTAAGCACCATGGTTTTAGATAGTTTTACAAAAGTATCTGTTTCTGTATCTAGTCGTGCAACTAGTTCTTCGCCAGAAGTTAGTTTAATTGTAACTACTTCGCCTGACGTAACGCCTTTATCGATTAACATTTAACTGGTCCTTTAATTTCTAATAGTGATATGACACTTGCACTAGTATAACTATGATTTATTAAAAAGTCAATAGTATCTAGTATTTCTTTTGGTGTAATGTGCTCAACTGGTGAATCTTTGCTACTGTTCCAAAGATGTGCAGGATTCAGTAATGTATGCTTAGATGTACTAGGTAATAGCAATATGCTTTCATTCCAATCAAACAATGCTCGTTTACTATGAATAGGATCGTTAAATCGCCAACTCATACTGCCCACTGTTATGAAATAAGTTTTCAGACCTAGTTCATTATGTGCGGCATACATTGGCCACAATAATTTATTTTGATTAGAGTCTGGCAAACAGTTGATAACAATGTCATAGTCTAAACTGTATGCTATGGCTTCGGTAATCTTTTCTGGAATCTCGTGTCCAGTTCTTCTGCTGATATGGTCAGCCTTGTATTTTCCAACAATGGCCTGACCAAGTCCGCTTGTACCACCTATCACTAATATTTTCATTATCTAATAAGACCGTGGACTTCTCTTAATCCGCCCACATACTTACCATCTATAAACAATGCTGGCATTTCTAATGTAGCATTGGGATCAGCGGCCACAAGTTGATCCACAGTATAGCCTTGTCCAATACATTTTTCTACAAATGGTGTATTGGTCCTATTCAAATGCAATACTGCTTCGCGGCAATAAGCATCACCTTCCCTAGTCCATAATACTATGTTCATGATAGTTTAGCCTTTAGTTCTGTAAAGCCACCAACTAGTTCTTCGCCTAGAAAAATTTGTGGAACTGTACGTGCTGTAGGTACTGCTTCTAATAATTGTTCTTTAGTATATCCGTGGCCGATTTTCTTTTCTTCAAACTCAATGCCTTTCATTTTTAATAATGCTTTTGCCTGGTCGCAAAAGGGGCAGTGATCTTTACTCCATACTGTTGCTTTCATTTTGTTTCCTTATAGTTCTGGTAGTGCGTCGTAGTCAATTGCGTCACTCATAACACCGATGACATAATTGGTACTTTCATTTTCTTGTAGTGCTGTTTGTTTCTTGCTAGTATCTGTATGCTTGTTGAACCAAGGAATAGGAGTTGACTTCGGTGCATGTGCTTGGTACTTGATACCAATGTCTTTCAATGCGCCAACTGCTGTGTAGTCAACAAAGTCTTTAAGAATGTTAGCATTCAATCCAATAACTGGGCCCATCTTAAACAAATAGTCTGCCCATGCTTTCTCTTCGCGGATAACATCCATGTACAATGCGTAGACTTCTGCTTCACATTCTTTAGCCACTGCGGCAAAACGTGGATCTTCCTTGACTACTTGATTAATCAAGAAGGCAGTCCAGCCCTTGTGTAGTAGTTCGTCTTGTAGGATCAAACTGATAATGTTACCATTACCAATAAAGATTTTGTTTTCAACCATTGCTAGACTTGTAGCAAATGATACCATAAAGCGGAATGCCTCTAACGCATAACTTGCGTGTAGTGCCATGTAAATTGCTTTGATATGTTCTTGTTCTGGAATTACTTCACCAAGTTCTTTGCGACAGTTAATAACATGTAACTGGTCGTAGTAGTTGCCCACACTAGAGGCCATGCTGACAATTTCGTGAGTATCGTGAATGGTATTGAATACATCCTTTGGCACATTGTAAATGTTACGGATGATGTGACTGTAACTGCGACTATGAATGTTAGTTTCGAAGAATGTCCAGTTATAGATAAGTGCTTCTAGTTCTGGAAGACTTACGACCGGAGCAAAGACTTGACTTGGGCCGCGACCTTGCAAACTGTCAAGAGCAGTTTGCCTAAGCAAGTTACTAGTGAAGATATGTTTAACTGCATCGCTGGCGTCCTTAAAATCGTTTGCGTCTTTGCTTAGACTAACTTCTTCTGGAACCCAAAAGAACCCACGTGCTGTTGTTTCAAAGTTAGCAATCTTATTGTACTTAACTTCTTCAAAGCGCTGAATAGTAACTGGACCTGCTGGATCCAAGAACATCTTACGTTGTAAGTAGTCTGTCTTTGTATTTAAATTGTATTGTTGTTTGCTCATAGTTTATCTTCTTTTGTTAATAGTGGATCATTCCACACATTTCTATTTTGTACTGCGCTTTCTTTTAGGATTCGCCATGTACGTTCGCTCGCTGTTTCAGACCATGTAAAGTATAACCCATTTAACGGAGGTCTACCTGTACTAGAATCATAAAGTGCTTTATGTTCGTAGAAGGTATTTAACCAAACAGTCTTCCCACTAGTAACCTTAGTAGGTAACCATGCAAACTTAATATTTTCCACTGGCTAGTACTATCTTACAAATATGCTCTAATCGCTCAATATGCTCATAGGCACGCCATGGGCTTGTATCAATTGCTACAACTCCGTGTCCTTTGATACCTACAATATCATATGCAATGTTTCCATTGTTATCTAATTGTAACATCTTATGACACTGGTCTGCAAGTTCTTGGCTGATAGGCGGTACATCGCCTACATTGGGTGCTACCTTTGTGTAGCGATTCAATTCTGGAAACGCATTGCTAATGGTACTTAGATCAATACCGGCGTGCATGGCCGCAATACAATATGTTGGATGAACGTGTACAACTACACGCACATCGTCTT